GAAATCTCGACCTTGATTGCTCCGGCGTCATGGGCATCCGCGTATTCCAGCTTGTAAGGCACGATTTCATCGATGCCCATATGCCCTATGTCCAGGTAGGCGACTTCCTCGATTCCGATCGTTAGCTTGATTCTCGCGCTGTTGACTACGTGGTTGTTCGACTTGAAGTAGCCAAACGCCGTGGCGTGAACGTTGGACCGCTCGAGCCACGAAACGGCGTTCGACGGCAGCGAGGCGGCGGTCGAGCGCGTTGGTCGGCGCCGGGATCACGCGGAACCCGGCCTTCTGCAGCACGTCCGACGGCGACTCGTCGTTGACCTGCGACTTTGCGCAACCGGCCGGGTCCAGTACGACGAGGATCGGCATGCCGGTGAAGTGCGTCGCCACCATCGGCCGCAGGTAGTCCGCAGCGAACTTGTCCATGCCCATGCCGGAGCCGAACGTCTCACGCAGCACGCGCACCTTGCCGGTCGGCGACATCTGCATCGCCACGCCCGCCGGGTTGCGCCCTTGGTCGACGCCGATGATGATCGGCGCCTGCCCGATCGGCACGAGGATCTGCTTGGCCAAGTGGCGCTCAGCGTCCCAGCTCTGGCCCCACACCGTGCGGCCTTCGAGCGAGTCCGGGAACTCCGATTTGATGTGCGCTTGGATCCAGTTCTCACCCTTGCCATGCAAGAGCATCTGGTAGTAGTCGTCCTTGAGGTACTGGGTGTTCTCGGCCTCAGGCGAAAGCGCGCTCGGCTGGATGAACACCTCGCAGTTATCTGGCCGGTCGACCATCAGGTACTTGTACCAGTCGCTGCCCTTGGTGCACATGTTCGACTCGCCCATCACGCCGTACCAGTCGGCGCCGCCTTCGGACACCGCCGGATAGCGGCCGGTGCGCGAGAGCAGATCCACGAGCAGCGACTGCGGGATCTCGCGGAACTCCGACAGCCAGCCGCCGGTGTATTCCACCGACAGCAGGCGCCGCGCATCGCGCTCGTCATCGAGCGGTCGGAACATGATCTCGCAGTGGACGCGCGTGCCATCTGGGCACGGCAGATCCAGCAGCATATCCATGTTGGTCGAGTTGTACTTGATCGTCTTGCCGTTCGGCGGCAGCCACTCGAACACCGTCTTGAGCACGGAGTCATTGAGCTGCGAGCGCGTGTTGCGGACCACGGCCCAGCGCGTCTTGCGCACGCCGTTTTGGTTCGGCCGCTGCCGGTGCGCGAGCGTGATCAGCTTCATCAGCAGGCCGGTGGTCTTGCCTCCGCCGAGCGGCCCGAACAGGAACTGCAGGCGCGCGTCGCACAACATCATGGCGGCGACGGTCGCCGGTGGGATGTACTTGCGGGTCACTCGGTCGGCTCCACGTAGGAGAACTCAGCGTCGATCGCGCCCTCGACCCCCAGCTGCGGGATCACCGGAGCAGAGGCGACGTTAATTTCGGCGCCGTTGGGCATGATGATCTGGATCAGGGCGCCGTACGCGCCAACTGCGCCAACCGCGGCCGCTGCACCCTGCTGCTGCTTGGCGCCGGCGTGACCGACTTCGACCAGCACGTTCGCCGCGGCGATCCGGTGCTGCGGGCTGACCTTCGCGTCGCCGGAGATCGCGACCATGTCGGTCACCACGAACTCAGCGACCGCGAGCGCTGCCCGCCGCCGAGCCCGCTCGAGCGTTCCAGCGGTACCGGCCAGCTCCTCGTTGATCTCGGACATCAGCCGCTTCCACGCCGGCCACTGTTGCAGCACGATCCACTGCATGTCGTTGAGCCCGGCGGCTTTGGCCAGATTGCTCGGGCTGTCCAGACCGCATACGATGTCTTTCGCCAGCTCGAGCGCCACCTTCTTCCAGAAGGTCCGCTCGACCCCTACATCGCCCGGGGACAGTTGTACTGCTAAGCTCGTCATGCCGCCGCCCGCTGAGAAGTCAAGGGTAGCCTACATCACACGCCCCTCCCCGGAGAATCCCATGGCTGGCGCCCTGTCCCTAGTTCGAGCCGACTTCGGTCCAGCACCCGAGGTCCTGAACACCCAGATCGAGGTGAACCCGCAACAGCAGCAGCTGATGGACGGGATCGCAGGCTACATCCGCAGCTGCTACGAGAACGCGTCCCAGAGCCGGCGCAACCTCGGCGTCGACGATCGAATGCTGGCGGCCATGCGCAGCCTCCGTGGCCAGTACGACACCGGCACGCTCAGCGACATCAAGCAGTTCGGCGGGTCCGAGATCTACGCCCGCATCATCGCTAGCAAGGTGCGTAGTTGCGCCGCACTGCTCCGCGAGATCTACACCGCTACCGATCGGCCGTGGGCGCTAAGCCCCACCCCCGTCGCAGCGCTGTCCGGCCCCTCCCTGCAGGAAGCCGTTACCGCGATCCTGATGGCCGAGGTCGCGGAGCTGGCAGCTGCCGGCATGCCGCCGCCGCCCGAGGAGCTGCTCAAGGCCCGCGTCACCCAGATCAAGGAGGACGTCCTGCAGGCGCGGCAGAAGCAGGCACGCACCGCCCTGCAGACCCGCGAGGCAGCGATCGACGACGTCCTGTGGGAGGGTGAGTTCTACGAGGCACTCTGGGCGTTCCTCGGTGACATCGCGACGTTCCCGTTCGCCGTGCTCAAAGGCCCGGTCGTGCGCATGCAGAACGTGCTGGTCTGGAATGGCAAGATCCCGGGCGTCGAGAACAAGGCCGTGCCGCACTGGGAGCGCTGTTCGCCGTTCGACGTTTACTTCGCGCCGTGGTCCCAGAAGCCGCAGGACGGGTATATCGTCCACCGCGAGCGCGTGAGCCGCTCCGCCGTGCAGGCGCTGATCGGCCTGCCGAACTACAACGCCGAAGCGATCGGCCGGGTATTGGAGAACTGGTCGGCCAGCTCCTGCGAGTGGTACGACTACAACGAGAGCGAGCGCGCAGACCTCGAGCAGCGCGAGTCGGCGGTCAACCCCACGTATAGCGCGGAGGGCACCGAGAACCCGATGCCGATGCTGTCGTTCTACGGTTCGATCCGCGGCAAGATGCTCAAGGACTGGGGCGTCAGCACCCCCGTCGACGAGACGAAGGACTTCAACGTATTCGCCTACCTGATCGGCGGCGAAGTGATCGGCGTGACCTTCAACCCGCACCCGACTGGTTCGCTCCCGTTCTACGCGGACAGCTTCGAGCGCGTGCCGGGCTCGTGCTACGGCAACGCCATCCCGGATCTGCTCGAGGACGTCCAGTCGGTCGGCAACGCCGCGCTGCGCGCGTTGGTCAACAACCTCGCGATCGCATCCGGCCCCATGGGCTGGGTGAACGAGGACCGCCTCGCGGCCAACGACCCGAACGCCACCAAGCTGTGGCCGTGGAAGGTGTTTCGCTTCACGGACCCGATGTCCGGCAGCAGCCAGTCCGAAGAACCGATGAAGTTCTTCCAGCCGAACTCCAACATCCAAGAGCTGTTCTCGGTCTACCAGCAGATGCTGGGCATGGCTGACGAGCTGTCGACGATCCCGCGCTACATGCAAGGCAACGGCGCTGGCGTCGGCGGCGCTGGTCGCACGGCCGCTGGCCTGTCGATGCTGATGGAGGCCTCGAACCGCACCATCAAGCAGACCGTGTCGTCGATCGACCAGAACGTGATCGAACGAGTGGTCGAGGACTTGAACGTGTTCCTCGCACTCACCCGCCCGGACATCGTGATGGAGGGCGACATCAGCGTGATCGCCCGCGGCGCCGTCGAGCTGATGCAGCGCGAGACGCTGCGCATGCGCCGCATCGAGTTCCTCAACCTGACCAACAACCCGATCGACCAGCAGCTGGTCGGCGCGGAAGGTCGCTACCACCTGCTGCGCGAGGTCGCGCGGGATCTCGGCATGCCGGTCGCTGATACGCTGGCCATGTCCGAGTCGCAGATCGAGCAGGTCCAGCAGGCGATGAATGGCGCGATGATGCAGCAGCTCGCCGGTGGCGGGCCGAACGGCAACCAAGTTCCTCCGCCCGCGCAGGGCGGCCAACAGCCAGCGCCCACGCAGGGCATGGCACGTCCGCAGTCCAACAGCCCCGGAGCCTGATCATGGCCTTTCTCCCCAGCACTCCCGCAAAGCCGCGCGCTGCCGTCGCGGTCAAGCGCACGACCGTGGCGATGCCACGCCCGCAGCCCGGTAACACCGGCCCGCTCCCCCCGGGCATGGGCTCGCCCCGCGCTCCCATGTCGCCCGGCATGCCCCGCGCTCCCGTCGGCCCCCGCAACACCGGCCCACTGCCGCCGGGCATGGGCTCCCCGCGTGGTCCGATGGCAGGCACCATCATGCGCGCCCCGCCCCCGGTGAACATGCCGGCGCGCGGCATGCCGATCACGCCGATGGCCGAAGGCGGCAAGGCGAAGAAGCCCGCCGCGAAGAAGGCAGCAGCCAAGAAGAAGCCGGGCAAGAAGTGAGCGCGGCTCCCCCGTTACCGAAGCCGGATCCGCACCTGCTCGCCAGCATCAACCGCTTGCGTAGCAACGTGGACTTCCAGCAGCTGGTGAAGCACCACGAGGCGTTGCTGGCTCACACCCAGCACGTCCTCGTGTATTCCAACGCTCCTGAAACAGCGCCCCTCCAAGGCAGGGCTCGCCAGTTGCAGGATTTCCTCTCTCTGATCAAGGGCAACACACCATGACTGGCATCCCCGCACGTGTCGCGGCCGAAGCTGCAGCAGCTGACGTACAACTCGCCGAACTGGCGCAAGCCGCCGCTAACGGCAACCTCGAACCCGTTGGCCCTCCGCAGCCGACCAACCCCACACCCCCGCCCGTGCAGCCGCCCGCGCCCCCGGCGCCGCCTGCACCGCCCGCGCCCCCGGCGTCCGTCGCCCAGCCGGTGGACCCGAACGCCCTCCTGCAGCAGATGCACCAGCGGCTCGAGTCGATGGATGGCCGCCTGCGCGCCGAAGCCGCGGCTCGCGCCGATGCCGAGCGCCGGCTCGACGAGCTGCAGCGCAACCCGCCCGCGCCCCCGGCACCGCCCGCGCCGCCGGCGCCCGCGCCCTTGCCGGTGAGCGACACCGAGCGCAACGAGTTCGGCGCGGAGACGGTCGACTTCATCACCAAGATCGCCACCCACGTCGCGACGCAGGTGGGCAACCAGCTGGGCTCGCGCATCGCTGCGCTGGAAGGCCGCGTCAACGCAACCAGCCAACAAGTTCAGCAGGTGGCGCGCGTCGAGCAGCAAACGCACGCTGAGCGGTATTTGTCCGCCCTGCAGACCGGCGTGCCGGACTGGGAAACGATCAACGTCAGCGATGATTTCCTTGCATGGTTGCAAAACATCGAGCAAGCTAGTAATAAGCCGTACATGGAACTGCTCACCGCCGCCCACGAAAAGGGCCATGCGGGGCCAGTAATCCATATTTTTAACACCTACAAGCAGTTCAAGGGCATTGGCCCGGCCGCAGCGCCGCCGCCCCCGCCGCCCTCCGCGCCCGCAGGTCACATCGACCCTGCATCGCTGGCTGCTCCGTCCACTGCAGCTCCGACACCTCCCCCGTCCGGTCAGCCTCAACAGGCGAAGATCTGGACGATGGCCGAGGTCAACAAGCTGTACGACGACAAGCAGAAGAAGTTCATCTCACAGAAGGACTTCGAGGCCAAGGAAGCCGAGTATTTCAAGGCGATGGCCGAAGGCCGAGTCGCCGCCGAATAAACCGTTCCACCCACCAACTCCACTACCAAGAGGTTCGCCGCCATGGCAGTTTTCCCGTTGACCCCGGGTCCCACCCCACCGGCTCACCCGGACTATTCGGGCAAGCTGATCCCGCAGCTCTGGTCCAAGAAGTTGCTCGAGCGTTTCTACGACGCGACGGTGCTGAATGCGATCTCGACCACCGAGTACGAGGGCGAGATCAAGAATTACGGCGATACCGTGATCATCAACAAGATCCCGGACATCACCATCAGCAACTACCGCATGGGCGACAACCTCAACGTCCAGCGCCCGGCGGCGGACACCACGTCCCTGTTCATCGACCAAGGCAAGTATTGGTCGTTCATCATGGACGACGTCGCCGATGTGCAGTCCATGATCAACATGATCCCGAAGTGGGCGGAAAACGCTTCGGAG